CGGCAGGCAAGGTTGCATGGTTGCGGGAAGGGGATTTCGAGAACGACATTTACATTTTTATGGAGGACTGTGATCCGCCCGCCGAAGTTGTTGTCGATGATGATTCTGATGATGATTCTGATGATGATTCAGGAGGTTCAGATACTCCCGCTACAGTAACTACGGTCGCGTCTGCCGGACTGTTCCCAATGAATTCCCGCACGACTATCACAGGGTCTATACTTTCAAAAGGGGACGCCCCCGTTGTTATTGAGGTAAAAGAATTGGAGGAAGTATAGAAACAGAAACATGTCCTGTTTGCAAAGGACGGGGCGAATCATTAAAGATTGAAAGAGCTAATGGTGTTCATGTTCATTTTGGCGACGGAAAAGATGAATATGAAACTTGTTGGATGTGTAGAGGCAAAGGAAAGGTAAATAAGAAACCGTCGCCCCACAATATTTTTATTCATGAGTATTTTGTTTAGCACCTTGACAAGTAAGAGAATTGTAGTATAATTAATTAGGATTCTGAAACGATCTTGTATCGCGTAGGAATCTTTCGGGAAGTAGCTCAAATGGATAGAGCACTATGCTTGGGACATAGGAGGTCCTGATTCGACTTCAGGTTTCCCGACAAACCCCAGACGTGGGGAGTCGGCGCAGGCTTCCCTGATCGCTGCTTATGAGCGTAGCGGACAACTCCGCCAAACTCATGAGCAGGACGATTCTGTAGAATCCAGACAACCGACATATTATGATGGGCAGACTACCGAAAGGGAATGCTGACCAACCGCCAGACAAAATTCGGCTTCATGCCGTGAGGCTTTTGCGAAAGTCCTATATCTGGCGGTTTTTGCTATTAAAGCAGGGAACGTCACTCCCTGTTTTTAAGTAATCCTTACTTAATATTTATGATTTACTTGACAAATATTAACATTAATGGTATAATTAATAGATATGCAGGATTCTCCTGAAACTTCCCCAGTTTTCAAACAACCTTTTCTTGAATGGCTTGATGACCCCGCACACGGCTTCAATGTAGCTAATACATGGGACGCTACC